GCAACTAATAGGGGTGCTTTAAGCTCTGCTGATTGGACTACATTTAATAATAAGCAAGACGTTATAACTTTAGGGAATTTAACAAATGCTAGTAGTGATGGAATAACTATAACTGGGGGTACAAATGCCGTAAACGGTACTGGTGTTGAGATATTTCAACAAGTTTCAAATGCTACTCAAAATGGATATTTAAGCTCTACGGATTGGGTTACATTTAATAGTGCCACATCTCCTTTTATTCCTAGTCTAATAGGTAACGAAACGTATAGAGGTATTTCAATAAATAATAATAGTACAACAGTTATTTCGGATGGTGGTGTTGTTATGTCTTCAAGTGCTTCTACATTAGCTCAAGCTGTTTCATCTACTAATTTTGCAACAAAACAAATAAGACTTAAATATTACGCATCAACTGTATCTGGCGGAAGGTACACAGGAACACGTGGTTCGGCTTTATTGTGGTATATTCATGGTGGCTTTAAATTTGTTTGTGACTTTAATATTTCAGATACTTCATATTCTGCTGGATGCCAACAATTTTATGGCTTAGCTGGTCAAATTACTGATTTAGCTTATGGTACTGCAACAGGTATTTTAGTAAGCACATTAACTAATATAATAGGTGTTGGAAATGAAACTGGGGATGCTAATTTACAAGTTTTTCATAATGACGGAACAGGAACTGCGACTAAGGTTGATTTAGGAGTTAATTTTCCTGCTAATAGAACTGCTGGAGCAATTTCAACGACTGTTTATAGTATTAAACTATACAATGAATGTATGTCAACGGACGTAAAATATGAAGTGAAAAATAACGAAACAGGTTCGATTGCAAATGGTACAATTTCAACAAATTTGCCTTTGACTTCGCAAGGTTTGAATTTCTTTGCTAGTAGGTGTATGTCGGCAACTTCAGTAACAAGTACAGGTCAATTTGACTTATCAAAATTAGGTGTTTACTCTTTATTATAATTATGGAAAAATTTATATTAATACCAACAACAGTTATTGAAGATGATTTGGAAGCGAATGTTTGTTTAAAACCTTCAAGTGTCTTAATTGAAGATTATATAGCAACTTATAAGATTTATGAAAATGAAGCTATAGCAATTGCTGAAACTCCTTCATTTATTACTGAACAAACTCCTTTATTGTTTTATACATTTCAACAAATGGAAAACGTTCCAATAGAGATTAGAAATCAATTTGAATTATAAAAATAAAAATTATGGAATTAGAATTAACAACAGAGCAAAAACAAAAATCAGTATTGGCTTCATACGATAGCTTTAACTTAATTATAGAGTTAAAAGCTAAAGAAACCTTGACTGAAGAAGATATAGATATGTTAAAACGTAATGAAGAACATATTAGAATTATGTTGACAAAAGAGTGGTTTGTAAGCGAATTAACAGCAAAACAAAAAACTGAATTATCAAAAATATAAAAAAAATAAATAAATGGGATTCGGAATAAAAAAAGAAGCTGGTTCAAATAGTACGCCAAGCGAGATAGTTAACTTTGATAAATTAACGCCTACAACTGCTGGGGTTGTTTTCACTCCTAATACGCCAGCAACATTAGATGTTTTATATTTATCAAGTGTAGACGCTTCGACATGGATATGGAATGGAACGGCATACGTTACTTATACTAATACAACGGCAAGTACAGAATGGTATTTATTCGGCACTACTATAGATGCTGGTAGTAATAAAACAGCGGCTATTTCAAGAGATAATTCTATATATACTGTTGGATATGATTCTTACTTTAATAGTGTAAGAATTGGTAGAGGTAATGGTAATATTGCTACAAATACGGTTGTCGGGTTAGGGACTGGGGGAGCTATATCAACAGGTAGTAATAATTCATTTTTTGGCACAAATTCGGGAATGTTTAATAGTAGTGGAAACTTCAATAGTTTTTTTGGTACTTATGCAGGATATTCAACAACTACAGCAGGCAATAATACATTTATAGGTGAAAGTTCTGGCTACTCAAACACTATAGGAACTAACAATACATTTACAGGTTATCAGTCAGGTTACAATAACACTACAGCCGTTGACAATACTTTTGTTGGAAAATCTTCGGGCTTATCAACGACAACAGGCGGTGGTAATACAGCAAATGGTGTAGAGTCGCTTTACTCAAACACAACAGGAACTAGCAATATTGCAAATGGTGGGGCTTCTCTTTACTCAAACACTACAGGTGGTGGTAATACATCAAATGGTGTGGAATCACTTTACTCAAGTACAACAGGTTTTCTTAACACAGCAAATGGATATAGAGCTGGTCGTTATATTGCAGATGGTACTACAGCGTTAACAAATGTAGGTAATTCAGTCTTCTTAGGGGCGGACGCAAAAGCGTTAGCAAACAATCAAACAAATCAAATTGTAATAGGTTACAATGCTATAGGTAAAGGTTCAAATACGGTAAACATTGGTAATACTTCGATAACTGACACTTATTTACAAGGTGCTGTAACGGTGAACAACGCCTTTACTTTACCTACAACAGACGGAACAGCTAACTATTTCTTAAAAACAAATGGTTCTGGAACGGTGACTTGGGCAGTTGCTGGGTTGTCATTTTTCTCGGAAGCTCAAGCAACGACAGGAGTTAATGCTACTGTTTACGCAAACAGTTTAACAGCGGTAAGTACAACGGTTAGTGCCGATTTTGCAATTATACCTAAAGGGACAGGAGCAATTCTTGCTAGAGTACCAGATGGAGTTAGTACGGCTAATAATAAAAGAGGGCAATATGCTGTAGATTTCCAAAGAGTTGGATATGTAAATGCAAATGAGGTTGCATCAGGTCAGTATTCTACGATATTAAATGGTTGGGGTAATAAATCAACTGGAATAGGTTCATTTGCTCATGGTAGAGTAAATAACTCAGGAGCGAATTATTCATTTGCTTTTGGAGATAGCACGTCGGCTACAGGCGCTCATTCATTTGCTTTTGGTAATGGAGCATTAGCAACAAATGGGAATGCAGTTGCGTTTAATGGAAATGCATCAGGGGATACTAGTTTCGCTTTTACTGGTGTGGCTTCAGGTCAATCGGCTGTATCTTTTCAAGGAAGTGGTGCAAGTGGATATTTTTGTTTCGCAACAGGTTCGGCAACTACAGCAAGTGGCTCTTTTTCATCTACTTATGGAACTAGGTCAAATACTTTTTCTCACTCTTCAAGAAAGTCTTTAGGTTGTTTACCTTATGATGCTAGTATAAACGCTAGTGGTTACGCTCAAAGAAGTTGGTTAAATGTTGCAACTAATACAACTACGGCAACTCCAAAATCATTGAACGCCTATAATGGAACACCTACTTTTGCTTTAAATTTGCAAAACAACAACGCAATGAGAGTTAAAGGTTCAATTATAGGAAAACAAACTGGCTCTGTAAATGTTGGTGCTTGGGATTTTGATTGTGTAATTGTAAGAGGAACTACAGCGGCTACTACTGTTATAGCAGGAACACCGACTATTTCATTAATTGTAAACACAGGTGGTTTTGGAAATCCAACATTAACAGCTAATACAACGGAAGGAAGTTTAGATATTAAAGTGACTGGACTTGCTGGAATTAGTATAAATTGGAATGGAACAATTGATAGTTGTGAAACAATAATAGCTTAATAAAAAATTATAAACAATGGGAGTAAATAGTAATCAATACCTTCAAGGTATTAATCAAACAACTGGAACTGGTGCGCCTGTACATTCAGCGGTTGCTGGAGATAGATATACAGATACTGCAACAGGTATTACTTATCAATACACTACAAGTTGGCAGACAGTTTCTTATAGTGCAGGTGGTTTAACTTATTTTACAGAAGCTCAAAGTACAGCTTCGCCTAATGCAACCGTACCTGTAGATAGTTTAACAGCTGTTTCAGCAACTACAAATGCTGACTTTGCAATAATTCCTAAAGGGACAGGAGCAATTCTTGCTAGAGTACCAGATGGAGGAGTAGTAAATGGTAATAAAAGAGGTGCTTATGCGGTTGACTTATGCTTATATAGAACAGCCGCAAATCAAGTAGCCGCTGGTGCGTATAGTGGTTTATTTGCTGGTCAAAGAAATTTCTTAGCTTCAGGTCAAACAAATTGTGTAATTATTGGTGGTGCAGGTGGTAATTTATATGGAGGTACTGAATCAGCTATGATTTCATGCTCGGGTGGTGAACTTAGTGGTTCAAACAATGTTACAATTGCTGGAACGTCTTCAAATAATTTTGGACAAAATTGTTTAGTAACAGGTAATGGAAATGGTGCTTCAGGAACATCAAATACATTAACAGGTACAAATAATTCAGGTGGCGGTACTGCTAATTTATTATCAGGTAATTCTAATTCAACGACAGGAACATCTTGTTTATTATCAGGAGCTAACAATGTTTCATCAGGAAAATACAATCTATTAGCAGGACAATGGGGAAATGATTTTGGACATTCTTCAAGATTTACAATAGGTTCGTTTCAAGATACTGCACCATATACAAAAGGTATTTCTCAATTATCTACATTAGCAACTACTTTTGTATCAACAACTAACGCAGCTGTTGAGTTAGTAACTAGAGAAGGTACTGCAATTTCCTTAATATTGCAAGACAATAATGCTATGCGTATTAAAGGCTCTATAATTGGTAAACAAACGGCTTCTACAAATGTTACAAGTTATGATTTTGACTGTGTAATAGTTAGAGGAGTGGGTGCTGGAACTACAGTTTTAAAAATAAATAATATGAACTTAGTTTGGGACGATATAGTTTGTACAGTTTTACCCACTTTAACTGCTAACACAGTAAGCGGTGGTTTATCAATAAAATCAGGAGCTAAACTAACAACTACAATAAGATGGGTAGCAAGAATAGATAGTACAGAATCAATTTTAGCTTAATAAATAATTAGTAACTTTATAAAAAATAACAATTATGAAAATTAAAACATTAGTACCAGTAACGTATAACAATGGAATTGCAGGTCAAGAAACAGGTTTAGTAACAGGAACTTTACAAAGTTGTAACCAACAAATAAGATTTGGATTTGATTCAAATTATATGTTTGAGTATGCAAGTGAGAGCGGTCAAACTATTGCAAACAATATGTATCCTGTAAGTGCTGAAGAAACAAACGCTTTATATGAAGTAGTAAAAGGTGAAGTTCCAACAGATTTGAACTATACAGATTCAACAACTTATCTTTACTATTTAGGTTTCAGAATACAAATGGCTGCAACTTTTGGTATTTCAGTAAATGATATTGAAATAATTATTGATTAATTAAAATATAAATGAGAGGAACTTATTTTACTACAGCGTTAAGAATAAACAATCAGGCTGGAGATTACACTTGTACAATTGACGATTGGCTTACAGACACAATAACTAGAATGACAAGTGGAACGGCTAATAACTATACCGTTCCATTAAATTCTAGTGTTAATTTCCCAATAGGAACACAACTTCTAGTAGCTCAAATAGGGGCAGGTCAAACTACAATAGTTGCAACGGTTGGTGTAACTATAAACGCAACAGGATTAAAGATTTCGGCTACTAAACAAGCTGTTACTTTGATTCAAGTTGCATTGAATGAATGGGATGCTTTCGGTAATTTAATAGCGTAATTTATGTTTTTAGCGACACATGGGGTTATAAGGAATAATAGTGGGGGTGGTTATACAGCACGTACAACAGCCTTCGCAACCGCAACAGGAATAACAGACACTACCATATTAGGGGCTTTAAATACATTTGACTTAGGATTGATTAGCAATAGTTTAGATACTAAAATGAAAGCGGTATATCCTTTTGTTGGTTCTACTTCTACTACTCAAAAGTTCAACTTTATGGATGCTAGAGATTTAGATGCCGCATTTAGGCTTCAATTCAACGGAGGATGGGTATTTTCTAGCACAGGAGCATTACCTAACGGAACAAATGCTTATGCAAATACTTATTTAACACCTTCAACAAGTGGGTTAATTTATAACAATAATCATTTATCATTTTATTCAAGAACATCAAACGCTAGGGATTTATTTGATATGGGTTCAATGACTGATGCCAGTGCTACCGATGTTCTTTCACTATGGGCTAGAAGGACATCAGATACAGCAGGATATGATAGTGGTAATTTTGCACAAAATAGATTAACAGCAACAAATATAGATGCTAAAGGTTTCTATTTAAATTCTGCTAACCCATCAACTTCAAATATCTTTAAAAATGGTATTACATTAGGAAGCAAAGCATTAACAGCTTCATCAATTTCAACTGTCAATACTTTTATTGGCGCATTTAATCAAGGTAATTCAGTTACTTATTACTCAAATCGAGAATGTTTATTTTCATCTATTGGTAATGGTATTACAAATGCAGAAGCGTTAACATTTTATAATTTAGTACAAGCAATGCAAGTTAGTTTAGCTAGAAATGTTTAATTTAAATAAATATAATATGAAATTAACAGACATAACGCAAGCGGAATGGACTACTTATGTAGGTTTATTAACTATTGAACAAAAAGATTTGCTAGTAGGAAATCAATATGCACCAGATTGCTATTTCAATCCAATTCAAGACTTAAACGATAATTGGGTAATATCAGTTGAGGAAATGGAGTATTGCGTTAATCCAGATTATTTATGGGTTAAAGATTTACCATTGATAATTTATGAACCAAAAGTTCCAATTAATCCTTTTCCACCAATGTAATTAAATCAATTATTTTACTATATTTGCAATTCAAACTTAAAAGACAAAATTATGGAAACTGAAACAATGGAAATGCCAACACCAACAACGATGACAGTAGAAAACACAAATAATACTGAAAATCCTAGAGAGCAAGATTACAAAAATGCTATTAGTGAAATTGAAACTGTTTTAACAAAGTACAATGTAACGCTAAGTGCTGAAGTTACTGTAACTACAAATGGAAACTATCCTAGAGTATTTTTAACTGAAGTACCAACAGAAACTGAAGCATAATTTATTCTAAAACTATTGAAAAAGCTACCTTATGGTGGCTTTTTTTATTTAATTCAACTAAAAATTTTATAAATAACTTTATAAGGTTTACTTTTGTTTTAAGAAACTATTACTATGATGAAAATTGCTTTAATAAAAAAGGTTACTTTTGATAAAATATTAATTATTTTAAGTGCGTTTTTAATGCCTATCAAACCATTAATGATATTGGTTGGTTTAATGATTATTTTAGATACTTTTTTCGGAGTATGGAAGTGTAAAAAACAAGGGGTTAAGGTAACGAGTAAAGGTTTATCATCTATAGTTTCTAAAATGGTTTTATATCAAGTTGCTGTTATTCTAATTTTCGCATTAGAAAAATTTATGTTTGGTGACTTTATACAAATATTTACGGCTATTCCTTTATTCTTAACAAAGGTTGTTGCTACATTGTTAGTTGGTATTGAGGTTACAAGTATATCGGAAAATATTGAAGAAGCTACTGGTGTTAATATTTGGCAAAGAATTAAAATCATGCTAGGTAGAGCAAAAAAGATTAAAGACGATGTAAACGATATTATAAAAAAAGATAATGAATAATAATTTTAAAATTGTTTTATCTGGTCATTCAATGTCTAATCGTTGCAAGTGTATTAATTGTCATTACAATATTGTTGATATTTACACTCATAGGAATATCGGTTTTCAAAAACAAAAAGAAATAATTACTCCAGAATTTAGGCAAGTAATTCAAGAAAATTTCTCAAAAGGCAAATTATTTTCATAAAAAGTTTAATAGTAGTTATCTTTGCTTAACAAATCTAAGGTATGAGCAAAACAAATATCAAAAGTTATACGGATAAACAATTATTAGACAAGGTAAAACTTGAACCTAATTTTAAAGGTTTTCCTAATAAATTGTGGAATGTAGCTATTAGGTCAAGCGAGGATGAAAATGATAAGTTTGATGACAAAATCTATACTTTTAATGGAGAAACTTTTATTTCAGTAAGTTCATGCACTACAAATAAAGGGAATAAAGGCACAGCGGTTATGTGTACTGGTTTATTCTATGATAGTTTTGAATATGGTTTACATAAACAAAAAACACCAGCTCTAAGACAAATAAAAGCCGTTCCTTATCGTAGGGATTTTTCTAAAGATAAAAAAACAAATCCGACTACTATAGTTTACAATGATATTATTTACACTAATATTCACGCTGCAAGTCACGATTTAAACCAACAAATTGTAAAAACTAATATTGGTGGATATTCAGAGGGATGTATAGTATTAAATGATATACCATACTACAAAGAGTGGATTAAGAAATTTAAGTTAATTGGTTTAGTTACATTTTGTTTACTAGATGAATTTTAATATAAAAAAATAAAAAAGAAATAATGAATTTAAATAAACAAAAAAAACCAACTGTATTTTACAAGGTTGATTGGATAGGGCAAGACCCTAATTTTATGTTTTCTAAAACATTTGTAAAAGGTCAAGAAGCTGTAGATTTAGCTAAAAAAAATACTGAATCAATAGCTTACAAAAGTGTTAAAGTAAACGATGATTTAATTAAGTGGCAAATTATACCTACTGATGGAAGTAAGGAAATGATACGTCAAATTAAGTTGAAAAGAGAAATGAAAGAAAGTAAAGGGCTTTCTCAATTTGTAAATGCTGACGGAGTAGGTGACGTTGAAATCGTTACTACAAGTGAATACAAACAAAACCAAAGGTCAAGAATTTTAAGTACGGTTCTTATTTCTGGTTCATTAATTTACGTTGGAACTAGAAAAGAACTACCTACATGGTTAAGATA